ATTCAATTGCTTCTGGAACTCTAACTTTACAAACTTTTAAAGATGGAGTTCTATCCTTATTTAAAGAGCTACTAACAGATATAGCTAAAGAGATATTTAGACAAACAGTGTCTCAAGAAGCCGGTAGTATTATAGGCAAACTTGTTTCTACTGGATTTTCAGCCGTATTTTCCGCGGGCACTCCTACTGATATAGGCCCAACAGGAATGACGTTTGCGGAAGAATTAGCTGGAGGATATAGGCCTGTTGCTGGAGGCGGTCATATAGATAATACAGGAGCTGTTCAACAATTTGCAGAAGGCGGAGGGGTTCAGCTACGAGATAGGGTTCCTGCGCTGCTTGAGCCAGGCGAGTTCGTTATTCGTAAACCTATTGTAAATGCTGTAGGGGCTCAAAATCTAAAACAACTAAATGCAACTGGAAACATGAATAGTGGGGCTAATATTAAGGTAGAACTTGATAACTCAGGCTCACCTAAACAGGCTGAACAAGGACCTATATCTTTTGACGGGGAAAAAGCTGTAGTTAAAATTATATTAAAAGATCTACAAAATAATGGTCCAATTAGAAAATCATTAAGAGGAACAAGATAAATGGCATTATATCCTGATGATATATCTGGACTTTCAAATAGAAAACCAGATAGAGGGTTTTCACAAGGAAAGCAGTATTTAACTTCTGACTATCAAACTCAAACTGGGTATGAAAAAAGAAGACTGCTTTCTCGAAGACCTAAAAGAGAATACTCTTTATCATACACAAATATATCCTCTACACTAAAAGAGGCCTTAGAGTCTTTTTATGACTCTATGGGAGGTAGTTATTCTACTTTTAGTTTTGATTTATCTCATGTTGGAGAAGCAGGAATTATTAGAGTAAAGTTTAGCAACCCTATTAGAATTACCCATGTTGCTACAATTAACTCGTCTAATATATATACTATTACAGCAGGTTTAATAGAGGATTTTAACTAATGAGTTCGCGTTTATATGATTACATCATTACTGTAGATAGTGTATCTCAGTTTAGAGAAGGAAATAATTTAATTGGTTCTTCTTCTGGGTCTTATGGATTAATTACAAAAATTGATTCAGAGTCTAACACTATTAAGGTAAAAATGAACAATGTTCATCAAGAATTTGAAGTAGGTGAAAGTGTTTATAGTAGCCATTCGCCTATTTTACGTGGATATAGTTATAATAGTTTTACTGTAGACTCAGATAATCAAACAGTATTTACTCTTCAAGGAGGTGTTATACCTACATACTTAGAAGGATACTCAGGAGCTGTTGGAAATGGTGATGTTCGTGAACTTAATGTTTACGTAGATGGTGTGTATAAACACCAAACTGATTGGTTTTATGACATTGACACTACTACAATTAATTTTTATGAGTATTCAGCTCCTAAAGAAGGAGTGCTTGTCGTAAGACGAGACCAAGGCAACTTAGCTTCTGAAAGTTTTACCGCCTCTAACCTTTCTATAGGGAACACTTTAACTACTTCATCTTCTACTATCTCTTCTATTGCTAATAGTAGTTTTATTAGAAGTTTAAATGAATTTATTCAACCACCACTTGTTCGATTAGTTTCTATTTATTATCCTGGCGAGTGGTATCCACCACTACAGAGTGGTAATCCTGGTGGAGCCGGTGAAGGATATGCTTGGCCATCTACTTTTCCGCTAAGAATTGCTGAAGTTGTTGGTGATATTCACTCAGATATTTCGTATAATGTATCTTATGATGGAGACACTTATATACCATACCCAATGGAAGTAGATGGCATAGCAACATCATCTGATGGGACTATTGATACTGTGACCATCAGAATCTCTAACTATGATAATCTTATCACTTCTTTAGTAGAAGACCCTTATTTAGTAGGAAATGTGACTTCTAATTCAGCTTCTGGTATTGTTAATGGAGAACTTGTTGTTGGGCTTGACCCAGAAACTGTAGTAGGTAATATACACTATAATCAAGATACAGTAGATTCATACTACGGTAAAACAAATGCTGCATGGATATATTCTCAAGCACAAGCAAGAGAAGAAACTTGGAAGCCTTTAAAGTATGATACAAGAGACCTTTTAGGTGCGGTAGTTGAAATTAAATCTACTTTTGCTGACCATCTTAGATATTGGCCTGAGTATTCTACTATTAGCTTTATAGATTCTACAGTAATCACTGTAGTAAATAGTGCTCCTTATAGAGTAGGCGATGTTGTGACTACTGGAGACGTATCGAGCACTATAACTATACTTTCAATTAGCGGTAATAATTTAACTCTTAGTGACACACTATCTGGTGTTTCAGTCAATGATAGACTGCTTATTTTAAATAACAACTATGACCCAGATTCTTATATAAAAGATGTATTTAAAATTACTGAACTCAGCGCATTAAACGAACAAGCAGCTGAATTTACTTTAACTAATTGGCTTCAGTATTTTAAACTTAATCTTCCAAAGAGAAAGTATTATAAAAATACTTGTCAATGGCAGTATAAGGGCGATGAGTGTCAGTATCCAGGCCCAAATGGTGGTAGTATTCCTGGAACATATCCTACACTACAAGCAAATACTGTTCCAGTTACTATAACTAATGAAGAAGGTGCAATCGCTGAAGAAGACGAGTGCTCTAAGTCATTTTTAGCATGTAAGCTTAGAAATAATACAGTTCATTTTGGTGGGTTTATAGGAACAGGCAGGTCGATAGCACGATAAATGTGGCATTTAAAATATTTAGGTATAAAGCATGATTACTATATGGTAAATTGCTTTACTCTTATAAAAGATGTCTATAAGAATGAACTTAATTTTACAGATTTTGAATATATTTGTTCTAATGTAGGGGTGCCAAACGGCACCCCTATTGATAAGAGACGTTGGATTTTTAGAACTACTCTAACCCAAATTGAAAGTCATGCTGTAAAATTTTTTAAAAAAGTTAATTTGACTGAAATTCAAGAGTTTGATTTAATACTATTTAAATTGAATGATATTAGACCGTTTCACTTTGGCGTGTATGTTTCACAAAATAAGTTTTTACATGTTGAAGAAGGAAACTGGTCATGTTTATCAGATTTAGATATTAATTACAGAGATAGCGTAGCAAGCATATGGAGATTATCAAACAAAAGTATTTAGGTGCACAGTTTAAGCATTTAGGGTTAAGGACAGATACAGGTATAGACTGTTTTAATCTTATTAAACAGTTTTATAAAGATGAGTTAAATATAGATATTCCTTATTCTACCAGAACATGGTGTAATATAATTGATGAAAACTGGTATTATAAAACACACCAAGAGTTAGTTAAGAATATTACTAAAGAACAGTATGGGTGGAAAGAAATCTCCAAACCTGAACCCTATTGTTTAATTACTATGTGTATGGGAACTTCAACAATAACTAATCACTGCGCAATGTATATTGAACAAAATAAAATGCTACAAATACTTCAAAATACGCAGTCACATATTGCTACTTATGGTAATTTTTATAAACAATATACAACTGGGATTTATAGATGGATAGGTATGAAAGACTAATAGACAAAATATACTCTCATATGTCTGAAAATAAAACAGTAGAGTGTTGTGGTATTATAACAACAGATTTTGACTATATTCCTTGTAAAAATATTAGCTCTAAACCAAAAAACTCTTTTGTGTTAGACCCGTATGCATTAGTTAAGTATGAAGATAGGTGTTGGGGTATTTTTCATAGTCATACAGAACATCATGATGAACTACCAAGCGAAGAAGATAAAAAATCAGCCTCTATATTAGAGTATAAATTTATTGTAGGAAACTTAAATAAAGCATTCTATTTATATTGGGTTGATGAACTAAACTATCTTAGGTTTAAACCTTTTACTGAGAGAGACCTGATTTGTTAATAACTATTCAGTTTCATAAATCTTTACAGAAATTTACTGAGGTAGAGTCTCACTCTTTAAATATAGATAAACTATCATCTATTAAAGATGCTTTAGTTGCTTTATTTCCAAAACTACGTTTATACATATATCAAATATCTAATGGATTAGTTAAAGAAAATTTAAGTTTAGTAGCCTCAGACGGAACAGTATTAGGCAGAAAAGAGTATTTTAAAGATGAGATAGAACATTCAACTTTTACTCTTGTTCCACTTGTTATGGGTGCTGGTGGAGGCGGTGGTTCAAGAACTTCTTTAGCTGTTGTAGCTATAGGTATAGCTCTTATAGCTGCTGGCGCTTTTACAGGAGGTGCGGGAACAGCAGCAGGTTTTAGTGCTACAGCTCCTGCACTATTTGGTACTACTACTGCTGGAACATTACTTAAAATAGGATTATCATTAACTATCGCTGGAATAATGTCAGAAATTAATAAACCTCCAGAACCGACTTCCGCAGGGCAAAGAAAAGATAATAATATGTTCGGAGCAATAGATAATACTATTGATCCTAACACCCCAGTTCCTTTAATATATGGTATGCCTCGTGTTGGAGGACAAATTATAAGTGCACACGTAGAAACTATGTCTCATGGTGAATCAGATATTATCTTTGTTAGAGATCTTTTCTACCAGCAAGAAAGTGAAATTGAAAAACAAGAAAACTACGTTCCACCAGTTCCTGAAATTATTGAAACACCTACAGATGCAGAAGAAGGTGTTAGTGAAGGTGTAGGAGGCCTTGGGGGCTCTCAAGAAGAAATAGGAGAAGCATAGAGTGTCAGTAATCTATATAGATGATAAAAAAGTTCCACTAATTCACGGTGCTGGTGGTGGTTGTTTTAGTGCGTCTACACAAATTAAGTGTGAGTCTTCTTATAAACCTATTTCTGATATACAAATAGGAGATAAGGTTTGGGCTTTTGATGATTATAATCAACCTGTGCTATCTTTTGTTACAGAAACTTTTTATCACCCAACCGATAAAGTATATAGAGTAGCGCACGAGCACGGATATTTAGATATTACTCTTAATCACTGGGTATTAACCCCTTCAGGGCAATACCAAGAGATGAGAGAATTTTATGTTGGCGATTATCTTGTATTAGATACAAATAAGGTATCTAAAATTCTGTCTATACGATTTTTAGAAGATGCCCCTGTATATAACTTTAAGGTTCAATCACATCATTGTTATATTGCTAATAACGTAAAGGTTCATAATGGTGGTGGGGCTGGTAAAGGGGCAGGGAACGAAGACCCAAATAATCTATTTTCTACAGATATTTTATTTATGACTATAGGTTTAGGTGAAGGTCCTGTATATAGAATTAACCCTAATGGGCCTATTGACATAGAATTTAATGAGAGTCCTGTTGACGATTTATTAACCTCTACAGGTAAACTTGACACAGAAAAGTTTTTTACTCTAAGTAATACAGGAACTATAACACAACAAAGGCTACCTCTTTTTGGTGACTATACTTTTGTTCCTCAAAGACTTGCATCTCCAGTAGAGTTAAAAAAAGGAAATATAGATGGTGTTCCTAAATCTTCTATTGAAAAACAAAATACTTCAGCTACTGCATTAACTGCTATTAAATTTTATTTTGTAATAGGAGCCTTATTAAAACAAACTGAAGACGGTGAGGTAACTGGTTATTCTCTTAAAGTTAAAGTAACAGTTTTTGACTCTACTGGGGCACAAGAGATAGCCTCTCATGAAAGAGAAGTATCTGGTAAAACAGACGTAGGATACTCTTTTGATATTTTTATTTCGATTCCTCAAGATAAAGTATCCTCTTCTGGATATAGATTTACAGTAGAAAAAACAAGCGACGATTCTAAAACATCTAATAAACGTGATAATGTTAGCATGTATGGTTGGACTGAAATAGTTGAACAACCAATAGCATATACACGAACAGCAACAATTGGTTATGGTATAAAAGCATCCTCAGAATATAAAGGAACTATTCCTACTATTTCTAATATGGTTAAAGGGCTTTTAGTTAAAGTTCCTTCTAACTATAACCAACCTATACTTGAAAATGGCGATATTGATTGGCGACAAGTTGAG